AAAGCTGTGTATTTTGTGAAGTTCAATCTGGAAGGCTTGCTTCGCGGCGATTACCAGAGCCGCATGAACGGGTACGCCATCGGCCGCCAGAACGGCTGGATGTCCGCCAACGACATCCGAGAGTTGGAAAACCTCGACCGTATCCCGGCAGAGGATGGCGGCGATTTGTACCTCATTAACGGCAATATGCTCCCGCTGAAAAATGCCGGGGCTTTTGCAAATACACCTACCGATGACGGAAAGGAGGAAAAAACCGATGAAGAAATTTTGGAATTGGAAGAACCAGACGGAGACAGCGGAAAGGACGCTGTTCCTGAACGGAACCATCGCCGAGCAAAGCTGGTTTGACGATGATGTCACCCCGCAGCTTTTCAAGGACGAATTGATGTCCGGCAGCGGCAACATCACCGTCTGGATCAACAGCCCCGGCGGCGACTGCGTGGCGGCGGCTCAAATCTACAATATGCTCATGGATTATAAGGGCGATGTGACCGTGAAAATCGATGGCATTGCGGCATCCGCAGCGTCCGTCATCGCTATGGCAGGCACGAAGGTGCTGGTGTCCCCGGTGTCCATGCTCATGATCCACAACCCCATGACGGCGGCATTCGGCAATTCGGAGGAAATGCAGAAAGCTATCGAGATGCTCTCAAGTGTTAAGGATTCTATTATAAACGCCTATGAAATCAAGACGGGGCTTTCCCGTGCCAAGCTCTCGCACCTCATGGATGCCGAAACTTGGATGGACGCAAACAAGGCTGTGGAACTCGGCTTTGCGGACGGGATCATGAGCCGCGCCGATGAGACTGAGGACATAGCCGCACCCACCGTTTCCATGCTGTATTCCAAGGCAAACGTGGTGAACTCCCTCATGGAGAAGATCGCCGCAAAGTGCGCCATTGAACCCAAACCCAACCGTACACAAAAAGCCACCGATTTGATGGAACGGCTCAACCTTATTAAAAACTGGAGGTAATGCAATATGACAATCAATGAACTGCGTGAAAAGCGCAACCAGGCTTGGAACGCTGCAAAGGCATTTGTGGAGACCAAGCGTGACAAGGACGGTCTGCTTTCCGATGAGGATTCTGCGACCTATGCCCAGATGGAAAAGAAGGTTCAGGACTACGGCACTGAAATCGAGCGCATGGAGGCTATGGCAGCGATGGAGGCTCAGCTTTCCAAGCCCACTTCTGCGCCCATCACCGAAAAGCCCCTGAACGGAAAGACCACCGAGGATAAGCAGCCTAAGAGCTTCCGTGCCACCGATGCCTACCGCAGCGGTATGCTCAACGCTCTGCGTACCAACTTCCGTCAGATCAGTAATGTGCTGCAGGAGGGCATCGATGCCAATGGCGGCTATCTGGTGCCGGATGAGTATGACAGCCGTCTCATTCAGGTGCTCAACGAGGAAAACGTTATGCGTTCTCTCGGCACTGCTATCACCACCAGCGGTGAGCACAAAATCAACATCGCAGCCACCAAGCCTGCGGCTGCGTGGATCGAGGAGGGCGGCGCACTGACTTTCGGTGACGCTACCTTCGACCAGATCATCCTGGATGCCCACAAGCTCCATGTTGCTGTAAAGGTGACCGAGGAGCTGCTCTACGATAACGCATTCAATCTGGAAAACTACATTCTGGAGCAGTTCGGCAAGGCTCTGGCCAATGCCGAGGAGGATGCGTTCATCAACGGCACCGGCACCGGTCAGCCCCTGGGTATTCTCGCCGAAACCGGCGGCGCACAGGTCGGGGTGACAACGAAATCTTCTGGCAAAGTGGCAGCCGACGAGGTAATCGATCTGGTGTACTCCCTTAAGCGTCCCTACCGTAAGAACGCCGTGTTCCTTGCCAACGATGTCTGCGTCGCAGAGCTCCGCAAGCTGAAGGACAGCACGGGTCAGTATCTGTGGCAGCCCTCTCTGCAGGCGGGTGAGCCTGACCGTGTGCTGGGTTACAAGGTTTACACCTCTGCGTATTTCCCTGTCCCTGCTCCCGGCAAGGCCGCAGTCGCATTCGGCGACTTCAGTTACTACAACATCGGTGACCGTGGCTCTCGTTCTATTGCGGAACTGAAGGAGCTGTTTGCTGGAAATGGCATGGTCGGCTTTGTCGCAAAGGAGCGTGTGGACGGAAAGCTGGTGTTGCCCGAAGCAGTCAAGCTGCTCAAAATGGCATCTGCCTGATGAGAGGAGGCGGCGGTGATGGACGAGCTTCTTTCCAAAGTGAAAGCCAACCTTATCCTGGAACACACGGCGGATGATGCCTTGCTGAAAAGCTACATCACCGCCGCTGTTTCTTACGCCGAAAGCTACCAGCACATCCCGGAGGGGTTCTATAAGGAGAATCCCATGCCAGCCACCACAGAGCAAGCCGTCATTATGCTGTCGTCCCACTTCTATGAAAGCCGGGACGGCAGCACGGGCGGCTTCTTTGCGGATAACACCGGAGCGGCACAGCAGGTGTGGAACACGGTCAATCTGCTGCTCCGCTTGGATAGGCGGTGGCAGGTATGAGTTTTGGAAAAATGAACGGCTTTGCCGACATCGTAGAAACCCGTCAAATCAAGGACAGCGAGGGCTTCATCCATTCCGAGGATGAAGTCCTCGCTTCCGTCCGTGTGTACCGGGAAGGCCGGCACGGCAGTCAGCGTTGGGCGAACCTCGCTGCATTCAGCGAAGCGACCGACCTGTTCCGCTTTCGGTGTATTCCTGGGCTGACGGTCACTACCGACCATTTTCTCATCTGCGATGACTGCCGCTACGACATTGTGTCCGTAGAGAATGTCAAAGGCCGTGGGATGTACATCGAGGTTTTAGCGAAAAGGAGTGAACCCACCATTGGCAAAAGCTGAAATGAAAATGCCGGAGGATTTTCTCCTGAAGATCTCCAAGCTCGGCAGCAACTTTGACAGTGTGGCAGATACCATCCTGCAGGCCGGTGGCGAAGTCGTGCTGAAGAAGGTCAAAAGCAATCTCTCATCCGTTATCGGCAGAGGGACAAAGTTCAAATCCCGCACCACGGGCGAACTGGAGGGCGCACTCGGCCTTTCTCCCTCCAAGCTGAACCGGGACGGTAACCACGACATCAAGGTCGGCTTCGCAGAACCCCGCTCGGACGGCGGCAGCAACGCCAAACTTGCCAACATTCTCGAATACGGCAAGCACGGTCAGCCTGCAAAACCGTTTCTGAAACCTGCGAAAACGGCGTCCCGGCAGGAATGCATCGATGCCATGACCAAGGCACTGGATGAGGAGGTGGAAAAGCTGTGAGCCTGCTATCCGATTTACAAACCATCGCAAAAAGTTGTGGGGCTCCCGTTGAAACGGGTGTGTTCTCCGGCAAAGCACTGGACACATATCTGGTCATCACGCCGCTGTCGGACAACTTCGAGCTTCACGCCGACAACGCTCCCGGCTGCGAAACGCAGGAGGCACGGCTGTCCCTCTTCACAAAGGGCAGCTACACCAAACTGAAAAATACACTCGTCCGTGCCTTACTGGGCGCGAACTTTTATATTACCGACCGCCGGTACATCGGCTTTGAGACCGAGACCGGCTATCATCACTACGCCATTGACGTGGCGCAAATCTACGAACTGGAGGAATAAGTTATGGCGACTATCGGTCTTGACAGACTGTATTACGCAAAAATCACCGAAAACGACGCCGGTGAGGAAACCTACGGTACGCCGTCCCAGCTTGCCAAAGCCATCTCCGCTGACCTTTCGGTGGAACTGGCAGAGGCAACTCTATACGCCGACGACGGTGCTTCGGAGATCGTAAAGGAATTCAAATCCGGCACGCTCTCCCTCGGCATTGACGATATCGGCTCTACGGCGGCATCCGACCTCACGGGTGCAACCATCGACAAAAACAAGGTGCTGATTTCCGCATCCGAGGACGGCGGCGACCCTGTGGCGGTGGGCTTCCGCGCCAAGAAGTCCAACGGCAAGTACAAGTATTACTGGCTGTACCGCGTGAAATTCGGTATTCCGGCGACGAACCTTGCCACCAAGGGCGACAGCATTACCTTCTCCACGCCGACCATTGAAGGCACCATTCTGCGCCGCAACAAGGCAGACGCAGGCGGCAAGCACCCGTGGAAAGCGGAGGCACTGGAGGGCGATGTGACCGCTGCGACTATCACGAACTGGTATAAGGAAGTCTATGAGCCGACCTATACCACGACACCCGAAAAACAAGGTTAACGGAGGTAACGCACAATGGATAACGAAAGAACCGCAGTTATCAACATCGGTGACGAGGAGTACACGCTGCTCCTCACAACCAAAGCCACCAAGGAGATCGCCGGTCGCTATGGCGGGCTGGAAAACCTCGGCGAGAAGCTGATGAAGTCCGAGAACTTTGAAATGGCCATCGGAGAGATCGTGTGGCTCATCACGCTTCTGGCAAATCAGAGCATCCTCATTCACAACCTCAAGGATAAAGAGCATCCCAAGGAGCTGCTCACGGAGGATGTGGTGGAGCTTCTGACCACGCCCCTCGACCTCGCCGGATACAAAACCGCCATTACGGAGGCGCTCTACAAGGGCACCAAGCGGAATGTGGAAAGCGAGAAAGACGCAAAAAACGCGCAAGTCGGGTAACGGTCTCCGATGCGGAGCTGTTTACCCAGCTTCTTTATTACGGCCTTGCCCACCTGCATCTCAGCCAGGATGAGGTGTGGCTGATGCCGTTTGGTCTGCTGCTGGACTTATGGGAGTGCCACAAGCAGTATAACGGGCAGGCCTCCCCGGCACGAGAGCATTACATCGACGATATTATCCCGGACGGCATTTGACCCATATCGGGCAGCTTCACCTCGAACTTAGTCCGTTTCCGTCACAACTTCTTTGTGAACTTTTTCGTATAGCCTTGATATTTTTCAAAAATCGTGGTATACTACACATAGAAGTTCGGACGGTTTCGTCCTAAGTACGAGGTGAAATGCATGGTTAAACGAGATTCCTATATGAACCGACTGATCCACAGTATGTGGAACG